CAACTACTAAAGAAGAAAAACTAGAAGCACAGCGTCTTATTACAGAAATTCTTGAGAAAGCTGACAAGGAGGCTCAAGAGCAAGTTACAAAAAGATGGGAGTCAGATATGCAGTCTGATTCCTTCTTGTCTAAAAACATTCGTCCATTAGTACTTATATACTTGACAGTTATATTTACTGTATGTGCTTTTTTTGATGGAAACATAGGACAATTTAAAATAGCAGAAGAGTATATTCCAATATTTCAAACTCTTCTTGTAACAGTATATGGCGCGTACTTTGTTGGTCGTACTTGGGAAAAAGCAAAAGCAATTAATAAAAATAAATAAAAAAACAATGGGACAATACATAGGACAACCAGATTTTGGAACCTCAGCTGTAGAAATAACAGCTAGTGACACCATAGATTTAACAACAAAACTAAACTCTTCAGCTTTATTTATTGGAAGCGGTGGAGATGTAACCGTTATACTAGGGGGTATTCCAGGAGCTTCTGGTGGTTTTCCAGCCTCAAGTCAAGCTGTTACTTTTAAAAACCTATCAAACGGTTGTTTTCTACCTGTAATAGTTGATTATGTATTAGCTACAGGGACTACAGCTGCTGACATTGTAGCTGTAAAATAACATGGGTTTAGGAATAGGACTAGGTGTAGATTGGTGCGGTTGCGGTGGCGCTTCAAGCATTGGCTGTAGCCAGGTAACTGTAGCTGGAGGACCAGGTATAACAGATGATACTATAGCATTGGATCCAGCTGGTGGAGTTATAACTATGATGTTTGATCCACAAGGTGTTCCTGATAAATTAGAAATATACCACGGTAACCCGACAACAGGGACTAAAGTCGCAACATCTGGAATGACCGTGGCAAACGCTGGGCCTTTTGATAATGTCTATGGCACTGTTTCTACTGGTGACGTAGTACCTACCTCAGCTCAAACACTTTCTGTAGATCAATTCATAGGAACTAATAAAGGTGTTGTTCCAACTAGAGCAGCAGCTTATACAGCTGAAACAGGTATAGCTAATCCATTAGTTTCTCCATATCAACAATTAGTATGGTGGGTTTATGCTCCTGCCGATTATCAAAATGGAGTTTTTGTAACCATTAGAGTAACAGGTCCTAGCGGAACTGCTTGGAGTCATCAAAGATTTTGTAATACTCCGTAAAATATACAAAAACAAGTGACTATATAAATATAAATAACTAAATTAAATTAAATAATATGGCAAAAATTAAAGAAGAACAGTTAAAAGAAATCGTTAAATTACAAGGTAAACTTGGTCAAATACTTTCTAACATCGGAGTTTTAGAATCACAAAAACACGGTTTACTACACGATGTGGCTGCAGCAAACAAAGAATTAGAAGACTTTAAAGCGAAACTAGAAGAAGAGTATGGAGCTATTTCTGTAGATCTTTCAACTGGTGAGTATACTGAAGTTAAAGAAGAAGAGGCTAAAACAGAAGAATAATGGATTCAGTCATTAGAAAAATCAGTATTGGATCTGATTACAAAAATGACGCCATGCACTATTCTGTAGGCCAACAGGTTTACGGAGGTCACGAGATAGCTTATATTTTATTTAACGAAAAAGATTCGTCATATAACATACATATTAAAAAAAATAACGAGGTTTTACCTTGGAAAAAGTTTAATAAAAATATGGCGGTATCTATAGAGTATGATTTAGAGTATTAATGAATTCTTTATATGACTTTATAGTAAAGCCAGTTGGAGATAAGTACAGCAATACAATTAAAGTTGGTAACAAAGACTTAGTTGTTAACACTAAAATTGAAAACTGGAAATTTGTAAACAGAATAGCAGAGGTAGTTCAAGTGCCTTTGGCTTTTAAATCTGTTATTAGCAAAGGTGATGAAGTTGTAATACATCAAAATGTATTTAGAACTTTTTATGATATGAGAGGCGAAAAGAAAAAGAGTAGGTCGTTTTTAAAAGACGATCTACATCTTTGCGCCCTTGACCAAATATATCTTTGTAAAAGCAATGGTGTTTGGCGTACTTTAAACGATAGATGTTTTATTTCACCTATAAAAGAAAAAGACAATCTAAAAGGTGATAAAGAACGTAGCCTTGTTGGTATATTAAAATATAGTAATAGCTCACTAGAGGCGCTAGGAATAAACCCAGGAGATGTTGTAGGCTTCAAGCCCAATGGCGAATGGGAATTTTTAGTTGATGGTGAGCGTCTTTATTGTATGAAATCTAATGATATTGTAATTAAGTATGAACGTAAAGGAGACGAAGAAAAATATAATCCAAGCTGGGCGCAGAGCGGTTGAAGAGCTAATTAAAGTAGCTAAAGAACCTATTGTAGATTCAGATGATGATATCTCTGCAGACAGACTTAAAAACGCTGCAGCTACAAAGAAACTCGCTATATTCGATGCTTTTGAAATATTAACTAGAATAGAAAACGAGCAAGAGCTGCTAGAAGATAAACCTAAAGAAGTTAAGAAAGAAAAAACTTTTAGAGGGTTTGCAGAAGGGAGGTCTAAATAATGTACGAGCAAACTTTATACAAGGTACTAGATGACTATATAAAACCACACACTATAGCTAAAATGAATAAGGCTAAAAAGTGGGAGTATGGTTACAACGAAGATTATGATCTCATTGTCATTAGTAAAACCGGTGAGATAGGTGAAATATACGAAATACAAAATCTTAGAATAGCTTTACCTAAAGCTAAGAACGTAAAAAAATTTGAAGGTAATAAGTGGCAATATACAGAATATCCTAAAGAACTTAAAAAAATAAAGTCTGTGTTCGATTGGGAGGAATACCCAGTAGACTTTAAGGAAAAATGGTATGATTACATCGATAGTGAATTTAATAAAAGAGAACAAGGGTTTTGGTTCTATAATAAGAGTGTGGCTACTTACGTTACTGGCTCTCATTATATGTACTTGCAGTGGAGCAAAATTGACGTTGGGCAGCCAAACTTTAGGGAATCAAACAGATTATTCTTTATATTCTGGGAGGCTTGTAAAGCCGACACACGATCTTATGGGATGTGCTATCTTAAGAACAGACGTTCAGGATTTTCGTTTATGTCTTCAGCAGAAACCGTTAACGTGGCAACAATTACGTCAGATGCACGGTACGGTATCTTGTCAAAGTCTGGTCCCGATGCTAAGAAAATGTTCACAGATAAAGTCGTACCGATATCAGTCAACTACCCGTTCTTCTTCAAACCGATCCAAGACGGTATGGATAGGCCCAAAACAGAACTTGCCTATAGAGTCCCAGCCACCAAGTACACCAGGCGTAAGCTTGAAACCAACGAAAAGCTTCAAGAGCTTGACGGGCTCGACACAACGATCGACTGGAAGAACACGGGAGACAACTCGTACGACGGGGAGAAACTAAAGTTACTAGTCCACGATGAAAGTGGTAAGTGGGAAAGACCTAATAATATATTAAACAACTGGCGAGTAACAAAAACTTGTTTGAGATTAGGTAGTAGAATTATTGGTAGGTGCATGATGGGAAGTACATCAAACGCGCACGATAAAGGAGGTAAAAACTTTAAAAAACTTTATGATGACTCAGATGTTACTCAAAGAAACGCCAATGGACAGACTCGCAGCGGATTATATTCTTTGTTCATACCTATGGAATGGAACTACGAGGGATACATTGACGCTTATGGGCTACCTGTATTCGACACACCAAGTAAACCGGTTGAAGGACCTCAAGGTGAAAAGATAAAAACAGGTGTAATAGAATACTGGGAGAACGAAGTAGAAGGTTTAAAGCAAGATCAAGATGGTCTTAATGAATTCTACAGACAGTTCCCTCGTACAGAAAAGCACGCTTTTAGAGATGAAACAAAACAATCTTTGTTTAATCTAACTAGGATATACGAGCAAATAGATTTTAATGAAGATATGCGTAACTCTATAAATGTTACAAAAGGTAGTTTTCAATGGGAAAATGGTGAGCAAGACAGTAGAGTTGTGTTTGCCCCAAATAAAAATGGTAGGTTTTTAGTATCTTGGATACCACCTCTTCATTTGCAAAATAAAAAATATAGTAAAAACGGTAGGTTTTACCCTGGTAATGAACATATAGGTGCATTTGGATGTGACCCTTATGATATTTCAGGTACGGTAGATAAAAGAGGTTCTAACGGATCTTTACATGGC